TTTAACTTGTGTAAAGTCTCCAGGATTAAGAATAGTTTCGTCAACTAATCCTTGATCATCTTGCCATACACGCACAAGCATCTTACCTGACTCTACATAGAAGCCATTCCACTTATACCGATGCTCATGCTCTGAACATTTATATCCTGCTTTATATTCTATACGATGAAACTCTAATACACCGTTGGCATGGATCAATTCCGTTTGACCCCATATTTTTCCAGCAATCATTAAATCAATAATCCTTGATCTATAACTTCACTTTGTCTACTAATGTCTTTTACAAAAAATGCACACAACGGTTTATCATCGTCGTTAATAGGCATGGTTAGCAACTGACCTGTTTTCATTTTAGGAAAGTACCATTTGACATCATTATAAAAGTTTACAATTTTAATTTCGCCGTAGTCCATTTTAAAACTTGATAACGGATTAAACAAGAATGCTTCAAATCCTCTATTGTTCAAACTTGTTAACGGCAATACTTCAAGATCCATTCCTGCTTCTGAATCACCTACAGCAATGTGCCAATCAACTGGTACAGTAATCTCATTACCGGCAATTTCTAATACCATTGCAGGTGAATTAAACGATTCCAAAAAGATTAACGGTATCCAGAAAAAATCAGGTTCTTTAGAATTTGAATTATCGAGTACACTAAAACGTATATCCTCTTCAATCTCGTCTGGTAGTTTATCTAAGTGAAAGCACTTATTTTCTAATGTTAATATTCTCATATGTTAGTTCCAATCTACTTTTTCTATAGTGAAAGGATATTGTGCTTCTTTATAGAATTTTTTACGTTGTGTTAGATGTCTTTTTGCAAATTTGCACGATGACGTGATATCCCAAATTTGCACAAAGTCTTTGTCTTTTGCCTTTCTTACGCCTCTACCAATACTTTGAATTACCCGGACAAAACTCTTGCCAGGTTCCAAAAGAACAAGATTAAAAATACGCGGTATATTAATACCAACAGCCGCGACTCCGTATGTTGCGATAACCACGTGGTTAGTTCCTTCATTGATTTCATCATAGGCCTCCTTGCGATCTTTTAATTTAACATCGCCTTTAACAAACACACTTCCTGGTATTAGTTGTTGTAATATTTCTCCAGCACTAATTCTATCTACAAGTATAAGTGTGTTTCCTGATTGTTTTACTGTGCTTAATAATTTGCCTATATATTCTAATCTTGCCTGATTTGTTGTTAAGTATTTTAATTCTTCTTGATAGCCTGCATGTGCTACTGTATCTAACAGTTGAACTACATTAACATGACATTGCGATAATACACCCTTGTCCTGTAGTTCTTTAGCACTAATTTGTCCAATAACAGGACCTAGACTAGCATGAATACTTTCAAACTCAAACTTTTCTCTAGGTATTGTTCCTGTTAGACCCCAACGTATTGGAGCATTTTTTAAATTACGTGTAAGTAGATTCTTTAGTACTTCTGCTTTAGCTTGGTGTACTTCGTCTACAATAATTGCACTGACGCCTTCGAGAAACTCAGCAAGTGATAGGACAGCACTTCCATCTTTAAATTTCTTGTCAAGTATGTTTAAACTTTGCCAAGTACAGATGGTGTGTGTTTTACCAAGTTCCTTTCTGTCACCAAAGTAAACTCCTGCATCTAAACCACAATTAATATAATCTTCTTCTGTTTGTGTAACAAGACTCTTGTTAGGAACAATAATAAGACTACGTCCATATGGTTCGCATAGATGCGAAAGTGTAGCAGTGGTAATAGTTTTACCAGCGCCAGTTGCAATTTGTTGTAAGCTCTGTGGGTGCTGTAAAAAGTTATTAATTGATTCTACTTGATAGTCACGCAGAATAATTTCTTCGCCTTCAGCAGGATGACCTTTGGGCCAACACACGTTTTGATCTGCCCAATAACGTTCTGTAACTTGCGGAAAGTCTAATGTAATAGGATGTCGGTTATCTTGTATATCAACTATTTGTACTTTATTCTTTTCTAGTACACTAACAATAGTATCAAGATGATTAACATAGCCAGTGCCGCCAATGCCAAAGAAAGCAACTTTACCATCCCAGCGTCCTAGCTTGTACTGCGGCATATACTTTGCATATGGCACTTCAAACTTGAGAGCGTTAGCAACTCTTCTTCGCACATCGACATCTAAGCCTTCTAGCTTAATGTTTACTTCGTCTTCTATTATTAGTTTGCATGACGCCATTATTATTTTTGTCTCTCTTAGTACCTACGTGAATTATAAAATCTTGGTATTAGATTTTCTGATTCTGCAAAATCTATCACTAGATCAAAGTTTTTAACCCATGTAGCAACTGATGAAGACGTCCGAAGATTATCATACATCAGTGCAGTTATAGGCGTACAGTCACTTTGAAGTAGAGGCTTATTTACTTTGTTTCTATTAGTATACACTATTTTAGTATTTGTGTCAAGTGGATTATTAAGATTATTATCTCGAATATATTCATTATACCCATTACTTGCATCACCCGATAAGCGGTACAGTACAGAAATTTCGCTTGGGTCGATGAAGTTACGTATAGACGGATATGTGCTAACTAGTCCTGTATACGGATCCTGATCATCTAAAAATATAACTAACGGAAATCTTTTCAATATAGATAACGATTCGAACAGTGCATCTATAGACCATTCCTTTGTACTAATGTGTACTTCATTATGATTACGATTTGCTATCTTCTTTGTTAAGATATCATGTTGCTCAATATTCTGTAATGCGTTATCATCAAATTTTGAAATTCCGTATAATATACTTCTATCTTTGTAACATATAACATTGTTATCATCAAGTGGACCGAGCTGTTCTTCTAGTACCTTTTTGCCTTCTGGATGTAAATTTATTAAATTATTATCTTCTATTCTAATAATATAGTCATCGGCATTAATTAATTTAATCTCATCGTATAATGACAATAAGTCCTTATCTATTTCAAAATTATTATCTTTAAATATATCTAATATCTTAACAATATTTTTTTCAGTAAGGGCAAAGAAATGTTTATGACTGCCCTTAGGATGCCAGTGTTCGTCAGTTGGTATTCTTGCACTTTCAAGTTTTACAATTAATTTCTTACTAAACGGAAATCTTACTTCTATAGCATGTATGCTGTTGTCTTCTGAAATTTTAATATATTTGCTGCGATCAATTGTTCTTAATTCGTGTCTTAGTGTAGTGACAACTTGATCAAACTCGCAGTAGGGAGAGAATTGGTCTTTATACAATTCTAACTTTTCTTGCATAAGTGCGTACTGTCTATCAGTTAACGCAGTTCCTTTAAACACTTGAGTAGCGACACTATACATAATGTTTGTATCACTATGGGCTATCTGTATTTTAGGTACATCGTGAACCAACTGAGCAGTGATCTCTAAAAGATCTTCAATAGTATTAATAATCATACTATTATTATAGCATCATTTAGAACCTTTGTCAAACGTTTTAATGGCAATCCTGCTTTAATTTCTTTAATAGAAAATTCTGTCCAGGCGTAGTCATTAAGCCACTGTTGTCGTTCGGGCATTATTGGATGTTCAATCATTGCCCAATCGTTATTAGCAACTGTGTATGCTATACTAGAAGGTCCAGTAAATGCTGGTACACCTTCGATCACACTGTGTATACCAGGATTTGAACTCCAACTTACTGTTGCCCATACATTTTTAAAATTCAAATCATAGTTGTCATCGAATCTATCTTTTGATGTTTTTTTAGGAGTTTCTCTATACACATTATTATATTGGAGTTCTATTTCGGGCATTCGACATCGAGGATGAGGTCTAATTATTATTGGCCTTACACTGTGCTTTTGAATGTTTTCGATTGTATCTTTAGTCCATTTAACCATTCGAGGCATGTTATCCCACTGTAAACTTCTTTCATGCTGTCCGCATATTAAAATGTGATCGCCTTCAGTCCTCCATGGTTTTAATTTAAGGCGTAGTAGTTCAGCACGACTACTGTCATTATTGTTATCACCAAAATAAGCATCTCTATTAATGCCGCCAATACCGACTTTCCATGTATTGTTTCTTTTAATTCCGCCAACTTCGAGTACAATAGTAGGTTTTAATTTCTTTTTATTGTTATCCCATATAGACTTATTTTTAGACATGCGTCCGTACCACAATACACTCCAAATAACATCAACATCGGACTCAATTTCATTATATACAACTTGATGACCGGCAGCAGATAGGCTCTGTGCAAACGCAGAAAAAACTGCTTCGCTATTAAGTGCTCCGTGATCTGTCCATAAACTAAATTTCATTGATATAATACCTATAAGTATATTTACAAAAGGAGATCAGATGTCAATAATAACTGTGGTTACAACTTTTCACGCACCGGGTTTATCTCAATACGGTCAAAGATTTTTAGATACATTTGCAACAAACGTTGATCAGAGAGTTAAGCTAATTGTATATGCTGAAAAATGCAGTCCTATTAACCCTGATCCTAGCAGAATTGAAATAATAGATGCTGACAAATCCTTACCCAAGTTACAGTCATTTAAACAGCGTTGGAGAACTGATCCTAAAGCAAACGGACACCCACCTCCTTCTATTAAAGCACGTAGACCGCGTGACTGGCACAAGGCTTTTAAATGGGACGCTATACGCTTTGCTAACAAAACATATGCTGTGTATGACGCTTATACACGCTCTAAGGGGTGGTTAGTTTGGATAGATGCTGATACTGTATTTCACAGTAACTGGTCATACGAAGATTTTAAAAGTTGTCTTCCTGATAACGTTTGGATAACATATGTTGGTAGAGGTAAAGGATCTGCAACTTGGCCAGAGTGTGGCTTCTACGGATTAAACTTAAATCATCCTGTATGTCACGAGTTTTTAAAAGAGTTTGAACGCATGTACGAAGATGCAGATAATGGAATCTTTAAACTAGAGGAATGGCACGATAGTTATGTGTTTGGTCATATATTAAATAACATGAAAAAAGATTTTCCTAAAGTATTAGATTACACTGCTGATATGTCGTTGCGTACTGCTAAGACTGGCGGAGGCGGACATCCACTAATTAATACAGTATTAGGAAAATGGATAGACCATTTAAAGGGCGATCGAAAGAAACACGGAAAAAGTTTACCAAAGGATTTAACAAGTCAACGTAACGAACAGTACTGGAAGTAATTATTTAATACCCCAGTTCCTCATCCATCTCCAACAGCTCCCGTCAAACAAGTCGTCTTGATTCCAATGCATCTGAGCCATTTGTAATATCCATTTATTTCTATCATAATCGACAGGAGAATTAATTCTTTGTAAGTCTGTATGAGCAACACCAAATGCTTGACAGTTATGAGGGTCAGGATCTGTAATAAATGTTGGAACGCCTTCAATAACTCCTGCTACTGCTGGACTAGAATTATATACTATAAGACTATGTGCGTCTTGTAAGTTTTCAAGTAAGCTAACATTTTTTGAATCAATTATCTCTACCTTTAGTCTTTGTAGTTTTCTAGCATATCTAGTTGCTTGTCCGTCTCCAGGATGTAGTCGAACTTTAATTGGTAGAGTAGTGATAGTTCTTACTTTTGATACTGTATCGGTTACCCATTCAACAACACTCTTTCCGTTCATACTCCAGCCGCCATCTCTTTGAGCGCATATCAAAATATAGCTGCCTTTAAATTTCCACGGTTGTAAATCAAAATTTAGATCACTTTTAATTTTTTCCCATCGAGTAGGATCAACTTTATTATTGCAATATTCTCCAGTAGTTGGAAACACTCCGTCATAACTATATCTTAAATATTTTTTTGTATTTCCTGGATCTCTATACAAAAATAAATTACTATCAATAACTACAGTTCTTTTATTATTAAATTTTTGTAAACTTAAAACATCTTTTCGTAACATTAGGTGACGTGTGTTCTTACTATTTTTATGTACAAACCCTTGAAGTATAGCAACGTCACATGCCATAGGTTGCCACTGACGTGAAACTTGTCCTGTGTCTAACCCTACACGGTTTACACCTGCAATGAACTTTTTTAATATTTCTGGTTTTTCAGGATTTTTATTTCCTGGTGGGATTCCATTTAGATAACTGACTACTAGCATAAATTGTATTCTTCCTGTATCCTAAATGCTGTGCCGTCCTCTAATTCCATACAGTTATATTGACAATATGCTAACCAATGTAACCATCTATCTACTTGATACCTATCCGGATAAAATGGATCTTCAATTTTTGAAAAGTCATTTGAACATACGCTTTTTGCTGCATTTATCGGAGCATCTGCAAATGCTGGTATTCCGTAAGATACTGCCTCGGTTGCTGCAATACTATTATATGTAACTACTGCATAAATGTCGTCGTGTTCTATTTGATTAAAAATACTTTTGTTACCAATGCGCTCTCGTCTAATAGGTTTATCTCGTATTATAATTTTTCTATCAGTGTGTTGTTCTAGTTTCTGCACTGTATCGCTTAACCACTTATCTCGTGTTATTCCATAAAACTTACAGGGCTTTTCAGACGGAGTAACTATTAATATATTAGAACCTTTTTTATTCCAATTGTTTTTATAGAAAGTGTTATTTGCTAGTTTTTGTAATTTATCAAATCTATCTGTTGGAACAGGTATTGGCCGAGTGTGTTGTACATCATTTTTAACTACCCTGTGATAGTCTTTTCTTTTTCCTAAGTTACCTAAATACCCAGTATCTATATAATAAAAATCACGCTCGGAAATGTTACATTCATTAATTATTTTACGTTTAGTCATTCCGCGAAATGCTATCGGATCTTCTATTGGAAAGTTACCAAATTCATCTGGAGTAGATATTGATCCGTTTGTTCCGCCTTGCCATAATTTTAGTATAGCGTCATTTTCATCTAATATTATCATTTTCGCTCGATATCTTCTTCAACACAATTACTTCCGTATTGTATTTCTATTAGTTTTAAAGGAATGTCATGCTCATTAGTTAGTTGATGCCATCTGCCTTTTTCTATATGTAAACTTTGGTGCTGTCTATATACCCCATGTAGATCAACATCGGAACTACTATCAAGTGTATATACTGTTGCTGTGCCTTCTGCAATAAACCAATGCTCTGATCTTTCTGCATGCCGTTGCATACTTAGTTGGCCGCCGGGCGGTACCGCTAGTTCTTTTACTTTTGTATGTTTATCATATTCGTGTATCACTCTATAATATCCCCATGTACGCTTAGTCTTAGGTGCTTTCCACTCGTCTAGTATCCAGCTACTTGAATTCTTTTTATCTTTGCCGCCAACACCAAACGCAAACTCAACAAGAGGATGATCTCCATATGTTTGATACTCAGGAGTTGTAGTGTTAGTTCTGTCTCCGCCGTTAGCAAAGATTAGTTTGATGTTTCCATGTGTACTTAGCGTATGAAAAATTGCGTGACATGCACTATTATCATTATCATTAAAGCCAATAACTTGATCAACAATTTTCATTTCGTTAATTAATGCAACACGTTCTTCAAAAGGCATAAAAGGCCTACCCTTTTTACGTGTTAGCCATTCGTCGCTATTCACGCCAACAATAAGTTTGTCGCCGAGCTTCTTTGCTTCATTAAAATATGCTAGGTGTCCTGAGTGTAATGGATCAAAACCGCCTGTAACTAAAACTATATCCATACTGATATTTATGTGCGTAGTTAATAGTATAAATACTATATGAGCATATACTTACCAAAAAACGATGCTGTGTTTATACACATACCTAAAACTGGCGGCACTAGCATTCTTAAATGGATGCAACAAAATTTTGAAGATCACGAAAAGCGTGGTCTAAAGCATCTTGACTACAGCAAGTACACAGATGAATTTGGAACTCCGTCACACCACTTTGCGTGTGTTAGGAATCCGTATTCACGCTTACTAAGTTGGTTTCATTACATGGGAGAACAAGCACATTCTCGACTGTATGCTGTACAACAAGGGACATTAGCTGAAGCACAGCCGTGGGACAAATATGCATGGCGAGCATACAAAAGAGGATTTAAAGTTTGGGTTCGAGAAGCTGCTCATAATCCTACTGATAAAATTTGGTCTAGTTATATAATGCAAAATCAAGTAGATTGGTATAACGTCGATACCGTTGACTTTGTTCTTAAGACCGAAACATTAGATAAAGACTTTAAGCAAATACAGGACTGGCTAGGGTGTGATGCTCCGTTAGGACATCTTAATAAAAGTAATCACGGGTATTATAGAGATCAATATGATTACGAAATGAAGTTAGTTGTGCAAAAATATTTTGAAAAAGACTTAGATACTTTTAAGTATGTTTTTTAAGTAGCCATTATAAAGTTGCATCTTCCATACCTGCTACTCTAAGTTTTACAACATTAGTAATTTGCCATTGCTTTTGATCAAGAGCTTTGAGTACACCTAACCACTTGTTACGCATTAGTGCAAACTCGTTAATAATTTTTTCATAATCAACAACGTCTGCCTCACCGTCGACGTATTTTTCAACGTCGCGGCTTGACAGAGCTCGCTGATAATTCTCTAGATATTTTTTGAAGAATGAGCTACGCAATCTACGTAGCTCAATGTTTAGGTAGTTTAGTATAGCTTCAATTTCTTGTAGTTGATTAAACCTATGCTCGACAATACCAGGCATATTTGCAGCCGCACGTTCTACATTACCAACTAGTTTAACTTCTTTACGAGCGTCAACTAGTTCATTTTCAAAGTGTGCTACAGCCTTAGGTATGTTACTAATGTCTCGAGATACTTCACTATACCAACCCATTATTTAATCCCATTCATCATCATCAATATAATTATCTGCATCAATATCTAGATAGTAGCCAATTGCTTCATCAAGTAGTGCATCAATACCAAACAGTTCTTTCATCTGTTGATCATCAACACCATAGTCTGCAAGCATATCAATATACTTTTCTGCAACAATTTCTACCTGCTTTTTATCTAAGTATTCCTTAAATAAAACCCATATATCAGCAATTTGTTCTTCATCCATTATCTACTAGTTCCTCGATTTGGTCGTCATTAACTTCTTCTGAAGCATCGTCGGTATTTACCACTTGTGCTTCTTTTATTAAGTAATCTGACATTACCTTATCAAGGTTTTCGCCAATCCATTTTTTACGATAATCAAGTATTTCTTCACCATCAAGTGTAGTGTATGCAAGTCTGTTGCCTTGCTTTTTAATAATATCTTTTGCTTCAAATAATTCAAGCAAACCACTATACGGATTCATACCTGTTGAGTATGGAATCTTTACTTGTACACCTTCAAACGGTTTTGCATAACGAGTCTTCATAACTTTACAGCCTGCACGGATACCCATAACTTGACTGATCTTGTTACCATCTTCGTCTTCTTTCAGCTTCATCTTTTTCATTGCAACAAAAATACTTGATGCATAGATAAAGCCTGACCCGCCACTAATCTTATCATCTGGATCAAACATATCTTGCGATGCATATGTGTGGTTAGTACATACTAGTCCGACATTCAATGAACCAATCATGTTAACTGTGTTACGAACAAGTGATGTTAACTGCTTGGGCTTACGACCCATATCACCTTTCATATCACCTTTGTTAAACTGATCGATATCAGTAGGTGTTAGCAACATACCCAAACTGTCAACTACAAACAATACTTTAGGACGATCTTCTTCATCCATTGTTTTATAGTCTGTAATAAATGTTGACAGTGTTTTAGCAACATCATCAATCATTGACATATTAAGTTTAAGTAGTTTTTCTTCTGAAGTGTCTACATCTAGTGCGTGTAGCCAACTTTCATCAAGTGCGTTCTCTGAGTCAATTAGTACTACAAAGATACCTTGATCCTGTGCTGCCTTTACAATGTTACCTGAACAGATATATGATTTACCTGCACCAGATTCACCTGCAAACACAGTTACCTTACCAAGCGGAACACCTTTATTAAAGTCGCCACTAATAAGATAGTTTAGTGCATAGTTACCTGTGCTGATCCAATCTTTAGGATCGTTAAATCCACTACTCATACCTGAGATGGATTTTGTTAGGTCCTTACGAAACCTTGTTGGGTCGAATGATTTATTCGCCATAATATTCTCCTATCTAAAAAGTGCCGTTACTAGCGTTTGAAGTGTTGACAGGTAAACCATGAATCTCTGCTTCGGTTTTGCTAGTAACGGTTATTGTTTTATTAACCTTGACGTGCTCTAATCATTGCTAGAATGTCGCTTGCACTACCTTCAGTTGAAGGTGCTGCCTCAGCCGCTGGTGCTGGCTCTGCTACTGGAGCAGGTGCTGCCTCTGTTGCTGGTGCAGGAGCCGCTGCCGGAGCAGGTGTTGCCGCTCTAGGTGCTACTGGATCGCCAGTTGCTTGTGCCATGCCTGCTGGACGGAAGTATGAACTCCAACGCTCTGCATCATATGCTTCGCCGTCTACAGATGCTTCAAACATCTCCTGCATTACTTTCTGTGCAGTTGCATCTGGCTTCTTAGGCAAAAAGTCGCTAAGATTAAACAAGCCGTGTGTATCAACAGCAGCCATTTCTGTGTCTCCTAACGGACGCTCTCTACGAGCCCAGTTGGAAGTTGAATAGTCTGCGTATCCACCTTTGCTTGTTTTGTTAAGACGGAAGTCTACACCAGCAGTATAATCTGTTGGCAATTCTTCCATGTCTGGATCCATAAGTGCTTGCTTAATGATGTTAAAGATTTGCGGACCAATAATAAACCTACGAACTGGGTTCTCAGGTGACTGATCGTCTGCAATTGGATTGTCAGTTACAAAGCCTTGGAATACGTATGAACGCTTTTTCCAGTACTTACGACCCATGTCTTCTAGACTTGAGTCTTTAAACCAACCACGTACTTCATTTAGAATATTACATGTTTCGCCGTACATTTCCATACATG